CGACAGCCGCGCCGTGCCCGGCACCAACAAGGCCGAGATCGCCAAGTGGATCGAAGACTGGGGCGAGGATCACGACTACGTGCGCGTTCGCGTCAAAGGCACATTCCCCCGAGGAGGATCGATGCAGTTCATTGACAGCGAGACCGTCGAGCGGGCGCGCAAGCGGCCGGCCGTGTGCCACCTGCGGCAACCCCTGATTCTCGGCGTCGATGTGGCCCGGTTCGGCGACGACCAGCAGGTGATCTATTCCCGCCGGGGGCTCGATGCGCGCACCATCCCGCCGCTGAAGTTCCGCGGCCTCGACCTCGTGTCGTTCTCGGGCAAGATCGCCGAGCATGCGCGCGCCCACGGCGCATCGGCCGTGTTCATCGACGAGGGCGGCATGGGCGCCGGCGTGGTCGACATGGTGCGCATGATGCTGCCCGGCGTCCTGGTGATCGGCGTCAACTTCGGCGGCAAGCCCGACGGCATGGCGATCCCTGGCGATCAGGTCACGGTCGCGGACAAGGCGGCCGAGATGTGGGCGCATCTTCGGCTCTGGTTGAAAACCGGCTCGATCCCCGACGACCCGGAGATCGGGGCCGAACTGACGGGGCGGCAGTATGGCTTCGACACGCACAGCGCCATCCGCCTCGAATCCAAGGCCGACATGAAAAAGCGCGGACTGTCTTCGCCCGACAATGCCGACGCCCTTGGCCTCACCTTCGCGTTTCCGGTGGCCGATCTCGCCGACGGCGCGCCGGTGAGCGGCGAGTACGGCGCGGTGATGGGCGCCAGCCACACCACCGACTACGATCCCCTGGCCCAGGAGTAGGGCGCATTTTCCGCTTGCAATTACAAACGCACAGCTAGGCTATTAGGCGGCTAGTCACTCTCCACGGAGACACTAGCCCTTGTGCATCGGCGGTCCGGGCTCTCCCATCCCCTCGCAGGTCGCCGCGCTCCCCCCGGCGCCGGCACCGGCTCCGACGTCTGCCGATCCCGCCGTCATCGCGGCCGGTGATGCGCAGAAGCGCAAGGCCGCGGCCTCGGCCGGCTACCAGAGCACGATCACCAACAGCGGCGGCGGGGCCGGGCTGATGACGCCCGCCTTCACCTCGGGGTCGGCCGGCTTCAAAGCCCTGACCGGGATGTAGCCGTGGCCCCGCTGATCAATGTCAAGCTGCGCGACCACCTGGAGACCCGCCGTCTCGAGATGCAGTCCATTCGCCAGTCGTGGGAGCCGCAGGTGCGCGAGATTGCGCGCTTCATGGCGCCCCAGCGCGGCGAGTTCTTCCGCACACCCAACCAGTCCAACCGTGGGACCCAGAAGAACCAGGCGGTGATCGACGGCGTCGTGCGCTTCGCCATCCGCACCCTGCGCGCCGGCCTGATGGGCGGCCTCACGTCGCCGGCGCGGCCGTGGTTCCGGCTCACGGTCTCCGATCCCGACCTCAACCAGAGCGCCGCGGTGCGCGCCTGGCTCGACCATGCGGCCGAGCGCATCCTCATGGTGTTCGCGGGCTCCAATCTCTACACGGTGCTGCCGCTGCTCTACCAGGAGCTCGCGACCTTCGGCACGGCTTCGGCCTTCGTCGAGGAAGATTTCCACGACGTGATCCGGCTCTACCTGCAGACCACCGGCAGTTTCTGGCTGGCGCTCGACGATCGCCGCGTGGTCGACACCCACACCCGCAAGATCATGATGCCGGCGCGCTCGGCGCTGCGCCGCTGGGGCGACCGGCTGCCCAAGGCGGTCCAGGACAAGAAGGGCAAGACCGGAGCCGACGGCAATATCGGGATCTGGCACACGATCGAGCCCAACGACGAGTTCGAGGCCGGCACGCTCGGGCCCTCGGGCAAGAAATGGCGCTCGGTCTACTGGCTCGACGGCAGCAGCAACGGCGAGCTGATCCAGGTCACCGGCTACGAGGAATGGCCGCTGCTGACCCCGCGCTGGGAGGTGCTGACCGACGACCCCTACGGCACCGGTTGCGGTCACGACGCGCTGCCCGACGTGCAGAGCCTGCAGGTGCTGGGCAAGCGCCGGCACAACGCGGTCGACAAGCACGTCAACCCGGCCATGGCATATCCCGCCGAACTGAAGAACCAGGCCACGGGCACGACGCCCGGCTTCGTCAACTATTTCGCCGGGAACCTCAGCGAGAAGGTCGGCCGGCCGCTCTACCAGACCAACCCGTCGGTCATCGCCCCGCTGCAGAGCCTGATCATGGACCTGCGCGACATCGTCAACCGCACGTTCTACGCCGACCTGTTCCTGATGATCTCGCAGATGGACGGCGTGCAGCCGCGCAACCAGCTCGAGATCATGGCCCGCAAGGAGGAGAAGCTCCTGATGCTGGGCCCGGTGCTCGACGCCATGCACGGTGAACTGCTGAGCCCGCTGATCGACCGCACCTACGCCATCATGGTCAAGCACCGGCTGTTCGCGCCGCCGCCGCAGGAGCTGCACGGCTATCCGCTGGAAGTCGAGATGATCTCCATGCTGGCCCAGGCGCAGAAGGCCGTCCAGGTCGGGGCCATCGAGCGCACCGTGGGCTTCGTGTCGTCGCTGGCCGGCGCCTTCCCGCAGGCGGGCGACAAGCTCGACGTCTACGACACGATCGACAAGTACGCCGACTCGGTGGGCGCCCCCGTGGGCATCATCAAGAGCACCGACGACGCGCAGAAGTCGGCCGACGAGCGGGCCAAGCAACTGCAGGCGCAGCAGTCCATGCAGACCGGCCTGGCGCTGGCCCAGGGCGCCAAGACCGCCAGCGAGGCCAATCTGGGCGGGGGCAACCTGCTCGAGCGCATGACCGGCACGCCGCCGCAGCAGGAGGCCGCGTAGCATGGCCCGCGACGCCAACGACACCCGGCAGAACCGCAGGCTGGAGGCGATCCAGAAGCGCTACGACCACGAGGACGACGAGGCGCTGCGCGTCCTGCTGGGCACGCCCAACGGCCGGCAGGTGCTCACCCGTCTGGCCCGCAACTGCGCCTGGATGGGCGAGGGCTGGGACCCCAGCAGCACGCGCCTGACCGACTTCAATGCCGGGCGCCGCTCCGTGGCGCTGGGCTTCATGGGCGATGCCGAGCGCGTCGCTCCCGACGACTTCCACCTGATGCTGCGCGAGGCCGCCGATCGCGACAAGGCGATGACTCTGGTCAAGGACGCGGCGACCACCGACGAGAAGGAACAGGACAATGGCTGAAGGCGACAACGCGGCGCAGGGCGACCTGCTGGCCGGCAAGGACGGCGCGGCGGCTGGAGCGGCGGATGGCACCAAGCCCGATGCAGGAAAGGCCGACGATGCCGGCAAGGCTGCCGCGTCCGACAAAGCGGCTGCGGACCTCAAGGTCGCGGCCGATGCGGAAGCCGCCCGCGTCGCGGCCCTGACGCCCGAGCAGAAGGCGGCCGAACTGACGGCGCGCGCGGCCGAGAAGAAGGCGCTCGCCGACGGCAAGAAGCCCGATGCCAAGGATGGCGACAAGGGCAAGGACGAGGCCGTCGACTACGCAAAGACCCTGGCCGAGGCCGTTCCCGAGGGCATGAAGCTCGACGAGGCGTCGGCCAAGATCGCGACCGATATGTTCGCCAAGCACGGCCTGTCGGCCGAGGCGGTGAAGGACCTCGCGGCTTTCCAGATCGCCCGCGAGAAGGCCGGCGCCGATGGCGCGGCCAAGGCCTTCGCCGACCAGGTGGAAGCCTGGAGGGCCGAGTCCACGGCCGACAAGGATCTCGGCAAGGAAAACATGGCCGTCGCCAAGCTGGCGGCCTCCAAGGCGTTCGACACGAAGACCGTCGAGTTGATGGAGCACTTCGGGCTGATGAACCACCCCGGCGTGCTCAAGGGTCTCGTGAAGATCGGCAAGGCGATCAAGGACGACTCGTTCGTGCCCGGCGATGCCGGCCCCGGGAACGGTGGTGCTGACGCTCGCAAGGCTTTCCCCAACAGCAACATGAATCCCTAAGGAGCCCCCATGGCCACCGCAAACGTCACGACCGCCTACACGCTGGCGGACTTCGCCAAGAACCTCCAGCCCGACGGCAGCATCGCCGACGTGGCCGAGCTGCTGAGCCAGCGCAACGAGATCCTGGAGGACATGCTCTGGATCGAGGGCAATCTGCCGACCGGCCACCGCGACTCGGTGCGCTCGTCCCTGCCGACGCCGACGTGGCGCCGCATCAACCAGGGCGTCGATCCCAGCAAGACCACGGAGGCCCAGGTTACCGACACCTGCGGCATGTCCGAGGCCATCGCCGTGGTCGACAAGGCGTTGGCCGACCTCAACGGCAACTCCGCCCGCTGGCGCATGACCCAGAACAAGGGCTTCATCGAGGGCATGGCGCAGGACATGGCGGCCCAGCTGTTCTACGCCAACTCGTCGCTGAACCCCGAGAAGCCGATGGGCTTCACCCCGCGCTTCGCCTCGCTCAGCACCGGCACGTCGCAGACGGCGAACAACGTCGTGACCGGCGGCGGCAGCACGGCCTCGCAGGAATCGTCCATCTGGCTTGTCGGCTGGGGCGACGACACCGTGCGCGGCATCTTCCCCAAGGGCTCGGTTGCCGGCCTGCAGGACACCGACGAGGGCGAGGACTGGGCCTTCGACACCAACAACAAGCGCTACAAGGCGTACATCACGCACTACGTCTGGAAGGCGGGTCTCGCCGTCAAGGACTGGCGCTACATCGTGCGCATCCCGAACATCGATACCTCGTCGAACGCGGGCGGCCTCAAGTCCTCGACCCCGCCCGACCTCGTCGATCTCGTCGACCAGGCGATCGCGCGCATCCCGAACCTCTCGGCCTGCCGCCCGGCGCTCTACATGAACCGCACGGTCAAGCGCTACTTCAACAAGCAGCGCAACCGCGGCGTCCCGGTCTCCTCGACCGTGAATCTCACCACGATCCGCGACACGTCGACCGACAACAACCGCGGTGTGATCAAGCGCTTCGAGAACTACGACGGCATCCCGATGCGCATCGTCGACCAGATCCTCAACACCGAAGCGGTCGTGTCCTAGGGCACCCGGAAAAAGGAACCAGAACCATGTCCATCGTCGACAACAACCTCTACATGTCGGATGCCCAGGCGGTCACCACGTCGAGCCTCGCCGCTGTGGCCTCCACCAAGAGCCTCGATATGGCGACCGCGACCCGCGATATCGGGACCGGTCAGCCGGTCGAGATCGTCGTTCAGGTCGCGACCGCTGTCGCGGCCTCGGGCGGCGCCGCGAACGTCACGTTCGCGCTGCAGGACAGCGCGGACAACTCGTCCTTCGCCACGGTGGTGGCGAGCGCCGCGATCGCCAAGGGCACGCTCGTCGCCGGCTACGAGGCCCTGCGCATCCGGCTTCCCGCCGGGCTGCGCCGCTACATCCAGGTCCTCTACACGGCCGACACCAACGACCTGACGGCCGGCGCCTTCAACGCCTACCTCGAGCTCGACCGCCAGAACAACGTCGCTCGCCAGAGCGGCTTCAGCGTCCTGTAGGAGGCCTGACCGATGGCCAAGCCCAAGACGCTCGCCGAAGTGAAGAAGGGCGATCAGGTCCGCCTGCTCGTGCCTCACTTCGACGGCTTCAAGCGCATCCCCGAGGACACGCTCGTGGCGTGGTGGAACGACACCCCGCCCGATCCGATGAACGCTGCCCTTCCCGAAGACAGCGAGCCGACGGCCCTGACGGCCCCGGCCATGACCGACGGCAAGCCGCCGGCCGACTACATCGACCCCGAGACCGGCAAGAAGCCGGTCATCGCCAAGGTCTGATCGTTCCCGGAGCCGGCACACCACCGGCTCCGGTCCTTTCTCATTGGAGGAGCGTCACATGGCCAGCATGGAACTGACGCCGGCCGAGTCGGCGGAAGAGGGCAGGGAGATCAACGACTACAAGCCGCGCTATGCGGTGTCGGAGATCTGGCTCGACGAGCACGCGCTGGCGGCCCTGGGCCTCACCGACCTGCCGAAGCCCGGCACCGTCGTGGCCGTGAACATGGTGGCCAAGGTCGTTTCGGTGTCGATGCGCGACGACAACGCAGGCGGCGGCACGCAGGCCTCCATGACCCTGCAGCCGACCGACATGGACGTCGCCCCGCAGGTCAGGAAGATCGACGCCAAGGCCATGTTCCCCAACTCGAAGATGGCGGAATAGCCCGTGGCCCGAGAGAACATCCTGGGCGATGGCGTCGGCGTCCGCTTCGCGGCCACGGACGTGAGCGGGCGGGCGGCGCTCGCCGGGACCGGCGACGGCCTGCTGGTGACCAACCCGGGCACGAACACGGTCTACTTCGTGCTGGGGGATGCCTCCGTCGTTGCCCCGACACCGGGTGCCACGGCCGGCGTTCCCGTTCTTCCCGGCACCAGCGCCAGATACGCGCTCGACCCCCACGCGGCCTACTACGGGGAAGTTCATGCCGCCGCGATCTGCAACTACGGGCAGACCGGCGAACTCATCATCCACCGCGTGTCACGTTAAGGAAACCCGACCATGTCCTTTGGCATCATCTCGTTTCTCAAGAGCGCGACCGCCAATCGCGGCGCCGTGCCGGTGGCCGATGACAATCCGCTGCCGGTCGCGACCTACAGTGTGCCGGCCGGCGGGGGCGCCGCCGTGCCCTCCGGCGGAGGCGCCAGCGTCTCTGTCTCGCTCACCCGCACGGCCGACACCAATGCCTACGCGGCCAACGACGTGGTCGGCGCGGCGACAGGCTCGACCGCAGCGCTTGCGTTCGCAGCCCTCGGCGCCGCCGGCGGCGACGTGCTGATCACGACCACCCGGTTCGAGATCGACGTGTCGTCCGTGCCGTCGGGCATGACCGGCTTCCGGCTGCACTTCTACAGCGTGACGCCGCCCTCGGCGTTGGGCGACAATGTGGCGTGGGACCTGCCGTCCGGGGATCGGGCGTCCTATCGCGGCTACATCGATCTCGGCACGCCGGTCGATCTCGGCTCGACGCTCTATGTCGAGCAGGGGCCGGCCAACAAGCAGATCACGATCCCGGCCGGGGGCTCGCTGTTCTGCTACCTGGTGACCCTGGGCGCCTATACGCCGGGCTCGGCCGACGCGTTCAAGATCACGCTGCACGCCGCGGCTCTCTGATGCGGCCGGCGATCCGCAAGCTGCTGAACGCCTACCCGCAGGAAGCGCGCCTGTGGCGCGATGCCGTGCGCGCGGCCGGGTCCGACGTCTCGCCGTTCCAGATGGGCCGCACCTCGACCCTCATCACCTCCCTCAAAGCCTCGGGGGTGTGGTTTCTTCTCGACAGGCTCTGGCCGTTTGCAGCGGAGAATAGCCAGCAGGCGCTTATAGACCTGAAGTCGAGGGCGACGGCCACGGCGGTGAACAGCCCGACGTTCACGGCGAACAGGGGCTACAAGGGCTCGCACCTGTCGGCCTACATCAACAGCAACTTCAATCCCTCGACGGCAGGCGGGAACTACACGCAGAACAGCGCGAGCTATGGCCTTTGGATCGAGACGGCGGAAAGCACGTCAAGCGGCTCGTATCGCTACATGGGTAACGACAGCTCGAACTACAGTGAAATTTCCGTCGGAGCATCGTTCCTCTCCGTAAACATCAATCAAGGCGCGCCCGCGGCGGCAACGACAATTCCCACGGCATCGACGGGTTTGATATCCGGATCACGATCTGGGGCCGCCGCTGCGGCGCGATATCTGAACGGCGCGCTCGATAGCACGACGACGCTTGCGTCGATTGCAGTGCCCAACGCCAACTTCAACATCTTAGCCAGCAACAACGCCGGGACG